GTGTCATCTGGGGAACTGTTGTCCGCGCAAGTTGCTACTACTGAGTGGCTTAAAGAACTCGGCGTTACCGCTGACGAGAAAATAAGTAAGGAAGCGCAAACTACTGCCGCCCGTGAAGCTTTCAATGTTGTCACCACAAACGTGGGCGACGCAGAACAAAAACTTAAACTACTAGAACTCAAAACCCCAGAGGCTGTGCGCCACATTACCGGCATGTTGACTGCCTATGACTGGGAGTTCGTGGAGATGGCCAAGGAGTTGCGCGGGTACACCGTAGCAAAGCTCTTTGAAGAAACCCAGTCCCCCAACGCCAACATACGCCTTAAAGCCTTAGGACTACTGGGTAAAGTTACAGAGGTGGGTTTATTTACAGATAAGCTTGAAGTCAAGAAGACTGACCTTACGGATGAGGAAATTGACCGCAAGCTTAAAGACAAGCTGGCCAAGTTCATGGGCGTACAAGACGCTGATGTAGTAGAAGACATTGAGATAAATGAAACTCAACGACCTGACACTGAATCCAACTGAGATTCAGGCTATCCAGAAAGCTCTGCCAACCTTAAGTTTGGTAGAGAAGGTGGAGCTTATGGGTATGTTGGAGGAACGCGAGAAACGCTACAGCGTCAACGCCGGTCGTACAAACATAATTGAGTTTTCCAAATACGTCTACCCCGGATTCAAGGTAGGGCCACACCACAGGAAGCTGGCCAAGATATTCCAAGATGTGATTGAAGGCAAGAAGAAGAGAGTAATTATCAACATTGCCCCACGTATGGGTAAGTCTGAGTTCTCGTCTTACCTGTTCCCCGCGTTCTTTCTAGGTAACTACCCCAACAAGAAGATCATCATGGGGACGCACACCGCGTCGCTGTCTGAAGACTTTGGACGGCGGGTTCGTAACTTACTGGATGATGAGCACTATCATGAGTTATTTCCCCAGACTTTGGTTGCGGACGACCAAAAGGCCGCAGGTAAGTGGTCAACAGCCGCCGGTGGTCAGTACTACGCCGCCGGTGTCGGCGGTGCTCTTGCTGGACGCGGCGCTGACTTATTCGTTATTGATGACCCGCATTCGGAACAAGACGTAAAAGCAAACAGTCGTCTAGCGTTTGACACGGCGTGGAGTTGGTTCCAGACTGGCCCGTTGCAGCGTCTCATGCCGGGCGGGGCGATCATAGTCATCATGACGCGCTGGGGGCCACTGGACTTGACCGGCAGACTCATACAGTATCAGGTGAGTAATCCCGACAGCCCACGCTGGGAGATAGTAGAGTTGCCAGCCATATTGAATGAAGACACGGACAACGAGAAGTCCCTCTGGCCGGAGCAGTGGCCACTCGAAGCGCTGAAGTCTGCCAAGTCCTCAATGGATCCCCGCTACTGGAACGCGCAGTACATGCAGCAGCCAACCAGCGACACTGCGGCGATCATCTCAAGAAAGCACTGGCGCATATGGGAGGGGGACGACCCGCCTGCCTGTGAGTACATCATTCAGTCTTGGGACACGGCACATGAAACCAAAACCACATCCGACTACTCTGCCTGTACTACTTGGGGGGTCTGGTACAACGAGGAGGAGAACGACAAGCCTCAGCTTATCCTCCTTGACGCTTTCAAAGACCGAATTGCATTCCCAGAACTCAAACAGGTTGCCTTCAAGCAGTGGAAAGAGTGGCAACCCGATGCCTTCATTGTGGAGAAAAAGGCGGCAGGTGGCCCGTTAATCCAAGAACTCAGGGCGATGGGCATCCCTGTACAAGAATTTACACCGAGCCGTGGAAACGATAAGATGGTGCGTGTGCAGGCTATTGCTGACTTGTTCTCCTCTGGTATGGTGTGGGCACCTGACACACGCTGGGCACGCGAAGTGATTGAAGAAGTTGCAGCCTTCCCCGTTGGCGAGCACGATGACTATGTGGACACGACCAGCCAAGCACTGCTTCGATTCAGACAAGGCGGCTTCATCACGCTAGACACGGATGAGGCAGATGAACCACAATTTTTCAAGCGCCGTTCTGCGGCGTACTACTAAGGTAAAAAATGGCAACCAATATAGACAAAGCCCTGTATCAGCAACCACAAGGTATGGAGGAACTGGCGCAAGATGAAGAGGCCATTGAGATTGAGATCATTGATCCTGAAGCGGTCAACATCAGTGTTGGTGACTTAGAGATCAGCCTGATGGACGGCGAAGACGATGACGACTTCAATGTGAACTTGGCCGAGGACATGGACGATGGTGAGATGTCCTCACTGGCTGGAGAATTAGCCGGAGACGTTGACCAAGATAAAGGCTCACGCAAAGACTGGGAGAAAGCTTATACCGAGGGACTCAAGCTCCTTGGCCTTCAGTATGAAGAAAGAACAGAACCTTGGAACGGCGCTTGTGGTGTGTTCCACCCCATGATTACAGAAGCGGTGGTGCGGTTTCAGTCAGAAACAATTACTGAGCAGTTCCCCGCCGCAGGGCCTGTACGTACAAAAATAGTGGGTAAAGAGACCCCCGATAAAAAAGAAGCGGCTGTGCGTGTTGAGGCTGACATGAACTACGAGTTGACAGAGGTCATGCGTGAGTTCCGCCCTGAGCACGAGCGTATGTTGTGGAGCCTCCCCGCCACCGGTTCAGCGTTCAAGAAGGTGTACTACGATCCCAATCTGGGACGGCAAGTGTCTATATTTATACCCGCAGAAGACATTATCCTGCCCTACGGGACAACCGACTTAGACACTTGCTACCGGTTGACGCATGTCATGCGCAAGACCAAGAACGAGATATTAAAGCTCCAGCAAGCAGGCTTTTACCGCGACATTGAGTTGCCTGACCCAAGCAAAGAACAAAACAACATCAAGCAAGCCAAGGACAAAGAGACCGGCTTCTCCGACCTTAACGACGAGCGCTACACCCTGTACGAGTGCCATGTGGACTTAGTGTTGGAAGGGGACGAAGACAAAGACGACGACGGTGAACCCACTGGCGTAATGCAGCCATACGTAGTTACCCTAATAAAAGGAAGTAATGATGTCCTTGCCATCCGCAGAAACTGGAACCAAGATGACCCACTCAGACTCAAGCGCCAGCACTTTGTCCACTACCAGTACATCCCCGGCTTTGGAGCCTATGGCTTTGGACTCTTCCACCTCATCGGTGGATACGCTAGGTCAGCCACCAGTATCATGCGTCAGCTTGTCGATGCTGGGACGTTATCTAACTTACCCGGAGGTCTTAAGACTCGCGGAATGCGCATTAAGGGAGACGACACCCCCATCGCTCCCGGAGAATGGCGAGACGTAGACATTGCTTCTGGGGCACTGCGCGACAGTATTCTGCCCCTTCCCTACAAGGAACCCAGCATTGTCCTGTCTGGACTGATGGACAAGATTGTGGAGGAAGGCCGTAGGTTTGCTGCAACAGCAGATATGAACGTGTCGGACATGTCCGCACAGGCTCCTGTGGGTACCACGCTTGCGTTGCTTGAGCGCCAGCTTAAGGTTATGTCGGCTGTCCAAGCCCGTCTGCACTACTCATTCAAACAAGAGTTGCGTCTGTTGGCCGCAATCATCCGCGACTACACCGAGCCAGACTACGACTACGACCCAGAGGATGCCCCACGCAAGGCAAAGAAAAAAGACTATGACCATGTAGACATCATCCCTGTGAGCGACCCCAACGCGGCCACAATGAGCCAACGGGTTGTGCAGTACCAAGCGGTCATCCAGATGGCGCAGATGGCTCCCGATATTTATGACTTACCGCAGTTGCACCGCAACATGCTGGAGGTTCTGGGTATCAAGAATGCTGACAAGCTTGTGCCCTTGCCTGAAGATATGAAGCCCAAAGACCCCGTGTCTGAGAACATGAGCATCATCAAGGGTGAACCCACCAAGGCATTTTTCTACCAAGATCATCAAGCACACATGCAGGTGCACATGGCTCTTATACAAGACCCAACAATTGCACAGATGCTTGGCCAGAACCCCAAGGCTCAACAGATTCAAGGTGCGCTGATGGCACACATTGCCGAGCACATTGGCTTTGAGTACCGCCGTAAAGTTGAGGAACAACTGGGTGCGGCACTGCCGCAGCAAGATGAGAAACTGCCTCCTCAAGCTGAATTTGCGCTGGCCAGTCTGTTGGCGCAAGCATCTCAACAAGTGGTGCAACAAAGCCAGACACAACAGGCGCAGCAACAAGCGCAGCAGCAGGCGCAAGATCCGATCATACAAATGCAACAACAAGAGCTACAACTGAAGCAACAAGAGTTGCAGCTTAAAAGCGAAGAAGTAAAAGGCAAGTTACAGCTTGAACAACAACGCATCCAGTTAGATAAAGAAAAATCTGATGCGCATTTAGAACTTGAAGGGTTTAAAGCGTCTTCTAGTTTGCAAAAAAACAAAGAAGAGTTTGACGGAAAAATGGAACTTGAAGGCTTTAAAGCCGGACAAGCTGCTTTGCGCAACCAACCAAAGGGGAGCACAACTAAATGATTCAAGACTTCGCACGCGTATTGCGCGAAAAATTACGCACCGATATGAACAACTACGCAGATGACTGCGCTGGTGGGGCATGTCGCAATTTTGACGAGTACCAAAAACTCTGCGGGACTATTCAGGGTCTAGCCATTGCAGAGCGCCATCTACTTGACCTTGCAAAGAAAGTTGAAAAATCCGATGAGTGAACTCGTTCTAGAACCAAGGCAATACGCCTTGCCTGAAATCCAACCCGTCGATGCACCAGTGCAAGACGCTACAGACGAAGAAAAAGCCACCATGCTGCCAGAGCCGACAGGCTGGAAGTTGCTGTGTGCCGTGCCCCCAGTCTCTGAAAAGATTGATGGTACTGCGCTTGATCTTGTACGCGATACAAGCAGTATGAAACAAGAAGAAAGCGCAACCACCGTGTTGTTTGTGATGAAAGTTGGCCCTGATGCGTACAAAGATCAGACCAAGTTCCCCGCAGGCGCGTGGTGCAAAGAAGGGGACTTTGTCCTTGTCCGTACCTATTCCGGTACGCGTTTTAAGATTTTTGGAAAAGAGTTCCGGCTCATCAATGATGACCAAGTGGACGCTGTTGTGCAAGACCCTCGTGGGCTAACCCGCGCTTAAAGGAGCAGAAATGGCAGAACAATACAAGTTTCCCGACGAACTTGAAGACAACAAAACGCAGAAGGTTGAGATACTTCAGCCTGATGATGACGTTGAAATTGAGATTGTTGACGATACGCCTATACAAGACCGTGGCCGTAGGCCATTGGACAGAGAGGTGGAAGACCCCACTGATGAAGAGATTGAGTCCTATACAAGAGGGGCACAAGACCGCATCAAGGAGTTAACCCATGCGCGTCACGACGAGCGCCGTGCCAAAGAAACTCTTTTGAGGGAAAAGCAAGAACTTGAGCGTCTTGCACAGCACTACGTCGACGAAAACAAAAAGCTCAAACAGTATGTAAACAACGGCACTGAACAGTACGGGGCTATGGCCAAGACCGCTGCCGAGGCGGAAATGGATAAAGCTCGCCGCGACTACAAGACGGCGCAAGAGGCGTTTGACACCGATGCCATCCTTGCGGCTCAAGAGGCGCTGTTTGATGCTAAGTCAAAATTACAACAGGCACAAAATTTTCGTCCAACCCCTTTACAAGCAGAAGAAAGTGCGGTACAACCGCGACAACAGACCCAATCTGTTCAACCGGACGAAAAAACCCTGCGCTGGCAGGCAAAAAACCAGTGGTTCGGTTCCGATGGGTTTGAAGAAGTTACCAGCTTTGCACTAGGGCTGCATCAAAAACTAGTCAACTCCGGGGTCGACCCCCGCCAAGACGAATATTTCGAGCAAATAGATGCTCGCGTGAAGTCGAAGTTCCCTGAAGTTTTCGGTGGAAACGACGAAAGGCCTAAGTCGAGTGAGACTCCAAGGCGTCCATCATCCGTGGTGGCCCCTGCATCACGTTCCACAGGAACAAGGAAAGTCCAATTAACGCCGTCACAAGCTGCGTTAATTAAAAAGTACAACCTTGACCCTAAGAAATATGTTGCAGAAGTTTTAAAATTGGAGAATCAAAATGGCTGAAAACCGTAACCCCCGTGACAATGTGTCACGCGAAAAATCAACTCGATACGTGTATAAACCTTCGAGTGCGTTGCCTGATCCTACCCCTGAACCCGGATGGGAGTTTCGCTACATAGCGACTCATGTCTTGGGACAGTCCATGCCAACCAATGTGTCTAGCAAGATGCGGGATGGCTGGGAGCCGGTGAAGGCAGCAGATCATCCAGAACTGATGCTTGAAGGTAATGACAAAGGTAATGTGGAAATTGGTGGGTTGATGCTTTGCAAAATCCCCACCGAAAAACTCATGGCCATGAAAGAGTATTACGACACGCAAGCGCAGAACCAGATGGATTCAGTGGACAACCACTTCATGAGAAATAACGACCCGCGTATGCCTCTGTTTGCTGACCGAAAGTCAACATCCAGTCGCGGAAGCGGATTTGGTACAGGTTCTAAATAAAGGAGTCCTTAAATGGCATATCCCACGGTAGACGCCCCCTACGGGCTAAAGCCTGTAAACCTAATTGGTGGACAGGTGTTTGCGGGTTCAACCCGTTTGATGGAAATTGCAAGTGGTTATGCCACCAGCATTTTCTATGGTGACTTGGTAAAACGCATTTCTGATGGCACTATCGAAAAGGACGCTGGCACAACAACTGCCACTCCTGTTGGTGTGTTTTTGGGCGTTCAATTTACTAACCAGTCAACTGGTCAAGTCCAGCAACAACAGTACTATCCAGCCAGCCAATCAATTGCTTCGGGAAGTAAAATCTTCGCTGTGGTTGCTGATGATCCTGATACGCTGTTCCAAGTAGTTTCTTGTTCTGCAACCACAACCGTGGCCGGAATGGGCATTTCTGCTATTGGTAATAACATTGCTTTGATTCAAAACGCTGGCTCTACCGTTACAGGTAACTCCAAAGTGGCTATTGATGAAGGCACGCAGACTACTACCAATACGCTGCCTATCCGCATCATTGATGTGGTTCGTGAGACAGCAACAGGCGCTGATACATTTGTTGAGTTTATTGTCAAGATAAATGCGACTATGCACCAGTACAACAACTCAACCGGTGTATAAGGAGCTAAATCATGGCTATTTCACGCGCACAGCTACTTAAAGAACTCTTACCCGGCTTGAATGCACTGTTTGGCATGGAGTACGCACGCTACGGCGAAGAGCACAAAGAAATCTATGACACTGAGAAATCAGAGCGTAGCTTTGAAGAAGAGACCAAGCTTGCTGGTTTCTCCGCTGCTCCCGTCAAGAACGAAGGTTCTGCCATTGCTTATGACAATGCGCAAGAAGCGTTCACAGCACGCTACAACCACGAAACCATTGCTTTGGGTTTCTCAATCACTGAAGAAGCGATTGAAGATAACTTGTACGACAGCTTGTCTGCCCGTTACACCAAAGCCTTGGCCCGTGCCATGTCCTACACCAAGCAAGTCAAGGCAGCTTCTGTTTTGAACAACGGTTTCACCAACTCTGCCGCTTATTACGGTGGTGATGGCGTTCCTCTGTTCAGCACAGCACACCCCTTGGTTACTGGTGGAACCAACAGCAATCGCCCAACTACCAACTCTGACTTGAACGAAACTTCATTGGAAAATGCAGTCATTCAAATCGCAGCTTGGACTGATGAGCGCGGCCTGTTGATTGCAGCAAAGCCCCGCAAGTTGATTATTCCTCCTGCTCTGATGTTCGTGGCTACCCGCCTGTTGGAAACCAACCTCCGTGTTGGCACTGCTGACAACGACATCAACGCGTTGAAGAACAACGGTTCAATCCCAGAAGGCTACACTGTCAATCACTTCTTGACAGACAGCAACGCTTGGTTCTTGTGCACTGACGTGCCCAACGGCCTGAAGCATTTTGAGCGTATGCCTTTGGAGAACAAAATGGACGGCGACTTCGATACTGGTAACGTACGTTACAAGGCTCGTGAGCGTTATTCATTTGGCTGGTCTGATCCGTTGGGAATGTTCGGCTCCCCCGGTACGACCTGATAGACAAAGGGGGCCTTGTGCCCCCTTTTCTTTTGAGTTATATTAAAACCATTCCGGGATTCTCCGGTGTATCTGACAGTCCCGGCTGACGACATGCAGACAGATACGCCCAACTTGCATGTAAGGAAAAA